TCAATATCGACAGATAAAATATTAGCCAACGCAATTACAACATTAACAATTAATGCTCAGGCAATTACGACTGATAAAATTACCGTTGGTGGCGTCGAGACTACAAATATACAAAATTATGCTGTCTCTAATACTGCATATGTGCAGGGAAATGCATCATCTGCTGCTTCTGCAATTACTACGCCTTCTGTTTCTTTATTAAGCACTTCTCGCGTTAGTATATTGGTAACATATTCTGGTGGGGATGATTTAGGACTTAATGCATCAGATTCTACTTTATACGCATTAGTAAATGGTGCAAATTTTACTAATAATTCTACAACTATTAGAGCAGTTGGACACGGTATTGGATTTACTTCTTATACGATTAATTATGTAAATGTTATAACATCAGTATCACAAGCTTATGCCTCAGCTAATACAACTCTATTAACTTTTTATTCTCCGCCGGCTGATGGTAATTACACATTTTCTGCATATGCTGCTGGTAGAGGTCAATTAATATCTCTTTTAGTAACGGAACTAAAAAGATGAATTTTATTCGCTATAATCCTATCACTGGAGATATCCTTAATATTGGATGGGGAGACGCTCAATCTGTTCAGGCAGAAATTGACTCTGGCAATCCAACAATAACATATGAGGGTGTTATAGAGTGGGGAAAATGGCGCGTAAATCTTCAGACAAAACAAGTTGAGCCAATCCCGGAAAAATAAAGATACATGAGAGACATAACAATGAGTTCTATCCCAAAACAATCACAATGTGCCTCCATTTTTGGCAACCCTGCTGCTCCAGGATGGGGCGAGAAGAATATTGTCCATGTCACGACGCCATGGCAATTGGTAATGGGCGATATTCACATACCATATATCAAAATTAATAAGATTGCCGCTGACAGCTTACGAAATGTCATTGAAAAGACTTGGGCGGCTTGTAATCAAGACCTTGCTAAGATTCACCAGATACATGCTGATCAGTTCAGTGGGGATTGGGTGATCAGGCAAATGCGTGGATTGCGGGCAACGTCTATGCACGCCTATGGTCTGGCTATTGATTTTGATGCTCCTCACAACCCTCTTGGGTCAAGCCATGGGTTCTTTACTCATCAAAATCCATTAGTAAAGGCGTTTGAGTCAGAGGGTTGGACCTGGGGTGGAACATGGGCTCACAGGCCTGATTCCATGCATTTTCAATATGCTAATGTTGGTTAAAGGAGAGAAAAATGGGTAATCTTATTCAGACATACTTCGTGGCGAACTGGAAAACGACAGCTTCTGGCCTTCTATTGGCCCTGCTGGTTGTCTTGCATTATTTCGGGATCAACGTCCCTGGCTTGGCTATTCCTTCAGACGCTGGATCGCAGATCGCTATGATCCTCGCGGCTATCGGCCTTGTATCTGCTAAGGACGCATCAACTGCTGGCGTTCCTGGCAAATGAGTGCGGCTCTAATATCCACAGTCATAAGCCTCCTTAGCGGGCTCATGTCTGCGGTTGTTAGTTTATTTAACTGGCTGCATGAGCAACAGCTCGTGCAGTCGGGCATAGCCCAGGCTCAATTGCAAAGTTTGAAAGATCAAGCTCATGAGGCACAAATTGCCATCGCTGCTCGTGAGGCTGTTCGCGCTGATGTCGCTGGTAAGCCTGACGGCGTGCCAGTCGACGACCCTTTCATCAGAGACTAGCCACGTTTCTTTTTGCGAAGCAGCTAGGGCCATATATTATTCGAGACATGATACGGCGCCGACGCGAGCTCAGATCCGTGAGCACAATGCGGTAGGGGTGGCCCTAAAATGCGGATGGGTCAAGAAGTAGCCATTTGAGCCCGTCTTATGGTAAACTAACGCTAACAAGCGGGGCGAAAGATGACGACTGGCGTTAGTTACGATGGCACTATTTCTGGGACAACAAGCTACATAGGCCAGATTGCCACTTTGGCCGTTGTCGACCCGACAGATTCGGCATTTTTGGCTATTTTGCCACAAATGATAACTTATGCCGAAAATAGGATTTATCGCGAAGTTGACTTTCTTTTTTCGTCAGTCGCCAATTCCAGCTATAACATTCCAATTGGGACAAGAATAATTTCTGTCCCATCTGGTTCAAACTTTGCTGGAGCTGAATGGGGCGGCGGTGTTTTGGTCGTGGCAGAGCAAATAAACCTCATTACGCCGGCTGGGACAACAAACCCAGATCTTGGGTCAAGAGTCCCATTATTGCCGACAACAAAAGAATTTTTGGATGCTGTTTACGGATCTTCATTATTGGCAAATCGGGGGCAGCCTAAATATTTCTGCCCATTTGATGATTATACATTTTTAGTTGGTCCATATTCAGACGCTACATATCAGGTTGAGATAATTGGAACATTTCGACCTGCAAGTATGTCAGCTACAAACAAATCAACATTTATTGGCCTTTATCTTCCAGATGTGTTTATTGCGGCATCAATGATTTATATTTCTGGCTATCAAAGGAATTTTTCTTCAGCTGCCGCCAGCGATCCTCAAATGGCAGTGACTTGGGAATCAATTTATCAAAACGCTCTCAAGTCTGCTCTTAGCGAAGAGTCTCGTAAGAAGTTTGAGGCTGCTGCTTGGTCGTCGCAAGATTCTTCTAAATTTGCTACTCCGACGAGGGGTTAATAGATGCCCCATGCAACTTTAAAGCTTCTACCAGGCGTCGATGAAAACAGAACTCTCGCCCTTAACGAGGCGGGTATTTCTATTTCTCAACTTGTCAGATTTGTCCCCGATAAACAGGGTATAGGTCTTGTTCAGAAGCTTGGTGGATGGTCAAAATACCCTGGCGTTGGCACAAATGCTACGGCGACAGCCCCATCTATTACACGCGCTTTGTGGGCGTGGGAAGATGTAAACTCAACAACACATTTAGCTATAGGCAATCAGGCATCAAGCACAACTGGTGATGCTCTTTCTGTCATTAATAATAGTTTAAATAGTTCAACGGCGCAGCCTGTAGTTATTACGCCAAGAACGTATCAATCTAATCCTCAACCATTAATTAGCGCATCTACGACATCTGGATCAAACGTAGTAACAATTTATGATCCAGGATCAAATATTAGTAGTTTTGATGTTGTTTTTATAAAGGTGCCAATATTAATTGCTGGTCTTGTAGTCTTTGGCGAATATCAATGCACATCAATAGACACAGATCATTATTCTGTTTCTGTTACAGATATAAATGGAAATGCTATTTTAGCTAATGCTACAGTTACCAATGGTGGGACATCGCCAGAGTTTTTCTTCAATCCAGGAGAGGCTTTTGTCAATGTATATATGCCAGGGAATAATTACGCCCCTGGAGACTTATTTCCAATACTTGTCCCGTTTAATCTTGGTTCAATAACTCTTTCAGGCGGGTATAATGTTTACGCCGCAGACCCTCCAGATCCAGATTATTTTAGAATATTTGCTTCTGCGGCTGCTACGTCTGCACCAACAACTGCTACAAGCGGCAATGGATCTACTGCCACTGTATCATTTAGTGGAACATATGCCATTCAGCCTGGAAGCACAGTTCTTATATATGGAGTAACGCCTGTTGGATATAATGGGGAATATACTGTTACTTCTTACACATCAAATAGCGTTTCATATGCAAGTTCTACCACGGGGTCTCAATCTGTATCAGGTTATGTTTTTGCGTTAAGTGGATACTTAAATAATAAATATGCAAGTTATCAATATTTCATCAATCCATCACCAGCTATCGCGACTGTTGGATACGGCGTTGGCGGATATGGAGCTGGCGGTTATGGAGTTGGTGGCGTTGCTACATTTACGCCTAATACAGGTAGTGCAATATCTGCAGTAGATTGGACATTGGATAATTGGGGTAGTGATCTTATAGCTTGTTCTGTTGGAGGTCAGTTATTTTCATGGTCTCCAAACTCAAGTTCTGCTGTTGCAAATCTTATTTTAAATGCTCCATTTGTAAATGACGGTGCTTTTGTCGCAATGCCTCAAAGGCAGGTAATTGCGTGGGGCTCTACATTTGAAGGCGTCCAAGATCCCTTATTAATTAGATGGAGTGACGTTGAGGATTATAATTCCTGGACGGCGACTCTTGTAAATCAAGCAGGTTCCTATCGACTCCCAAAAGGATCAAGGATTGTTGGATGTATTCAGGGGCCGCAACAGGGTCTTGTATGGACAGATTTGGCCATATGGGCCATGCAATATGTCGGCCCTCCATATGTTTATCAATTTAACGAAGTTGGCGTTGGTTGTGGATTAGTTGGAAGAAAGGCTGCGGCGTCTCTTAATGGAATTATTTATTGGATGAGTCAAAACCAGTTCTATAGACTTGGCGGCTCTGGAGTAGAAGTTGTTAGATGCCCGATCTGGGACGTTATATTTCAGGATATTGATTTCTCAAACTCAAGCAAAATACGCGTTGCTCCTAATTCAGCTTTTGGTGAAATTTCTTGGTATTAC